CATAAAATAATTATCAATCCATTCTTCTTTTTTGGGTTTACTAGAAGTCTTAAAGTCGATTATGTGATTTTTTCCACGAAATTTACCAATACAATCAACTCTTCCAGCGGTTTTTAAATGATTTGAAAATAATGCACGTTCTTGTCCATAAACCAATTCTATTTCATTGAGAATAGGTTGAATGCTTTTAAACATAACAACATTATCAGGAGTATATTCGTCAAATGACAATTCGTTATTTAAATAATCTTCACAGAGTTTATGAACTTTGGTGCCACGGCGGGATGCTTGAGTAGAAATTTTATTGGCTTCTTTTTCACCAACACGTTTTCTCCATTTGAATAGGGCTTCTTTTTTATAATTGGAAAGAACAGTAGTGACGGAAGGATACTTTTCACCAGTAGGAGTTACGTAATATCTTTTTCCGTTTTCATTTATAGTGTTTAGGTCTAAATCTTCAAGAACATTTTCATGTATAAACATTATTCTATTACATTGAGGGTGCTACCATGATGTGCGTTTTTTATTTCTTTTAACTTATCATTAAAAGAAGCGTCTGGTTTCTTAGCTCCTACATTATCATAAGCAAACGCTGGTGTCTTAACAATTATCTGTGTTACTTCACCACCACAATTAGGACTCGCTTGAATTTGACCAAGAACTATTTGTTCACAAGACGATTCAGTTGGAATTTTTCTGTCGGCTATCTTTAACTCTTTTTCAAAGACATTTCCACATTTTTTACATTCGTAATCATATGTTGGCATAATATAAACTCCATGTCTTTGATATTGACATATATTCTTTTTTAGAATTAATAAATTGTATTGAACCATTATCTACTATTACATTAATATTTTCAAGTTGTTTAGGAATAACATTATCAAATAAATGTCTATCTTTCTTTTCAATCACATCAAATATCATTGGGTTTAAATAACAAGTTCCTGATGTTGCTAAAAGTTCTTTATTCATTTTATAATCAGGTTTAACTGTAATTTTTTCTATTTCATCGGAACCATTTTTATACTTAATGAAGTTTTTATATTTGCTGTCCTCCATGGTCATATGTGACAAAATAGAAATTAGTTTTCCATTATTTTTATGATTACTATAATACTTTTCTATATCAAAATTATATAAATTGCCTCCATCCAAAAATAAAAAATCATCTCCATCAAGTTTATGACTTAATGTTTTTAAAGATTGTGCCGATCCTACACCTCCAGACTGTTTATGAATATTAATTTTTAAATCCACTGAAAACAATCCTTCAATTTGATACTTTTTTAATGCTAATTCAATTTGATTGTGGTGATAACTTGTTGTAATAATTACTTCATCAATATGATTTTTTTGTAACCATTCAAGATTATGAAACAGAATCGGTTTCGCCTTCACTGGCAATAGACACTTTGGCATCATATCCGTAAAGGGCCGTAGTTCTGTATTCATGCCAGCACAGGTCATCAATGCTTTCATGTTTTGGCTTTCTTTTTCTTGGATTTTTCAGGTTTTGAAAAACGGCCCTGATTATCCCTTTTAGGTTGGGGTTGGGGTTGTTGAAGTCCCTCCGGGAAAGAGTTATAAGCCACGAGATGAGTAATCTTTTTATATTTGTCTTGAAGTTTTTTGTCCTTCATATGCCAAAGATCATCAGCCTCCGAGGGGTGTAGAGAATTAACCAATTCATGCCAAAGTGCTTCACGCTTTAAGTTAGTTAAATTTGAATGTCCGCCCTCAATGAATAAATACATTTTTCTCATTTCATAATTCAAAGTAGCTCCATCATCAACACCTTCAACAAACCCCCTTTGTGGATTAAATTCTTCCTCGGTTCTCAGATCTGGTCGACCCTCAGGAAGAAGGAATTTCGTATCACTAAAATTATATATCAATAACGCTCTTACTGCTTTAGTTGCATTTTGTCGCAAATAGTTAACACGTTCTTCATCAGAACTTAATCCATTTGCAATAGAAAAGATTTCATTTGTCATTTTAGCCGCCATAATATCTCCTAAAATTCATTTATATGCTCCATTAAATTTTTAAGTTTATATTTTATAAAATAATTGAAAAGTCTAGATCTATCAACTTCGGGTTGATTATCATATTCATATTTAATATTAGTTTGTAACCATTCAGGTATTTTAGTAAAATCTATTAACATTTCATTTCTACGATAATTGCGTAACTGTTCACCTTGACAAAATACATCAGGTTCAAGTTCAGCCCAAACTGATACCTTTTTCTTTGATAATGGCGTTTGTCTTTTATCCGTAACAACAAATGTGTCATCAGAAGACAAAAAATTTGGAACACCATCACTTGTATCGCCTCTAAGTATATGTTCTCTTAAAAAGTTGTTTGGATTATCAGTATTAAGAAATTTCTTCGTGAGAGGTGAATATTGGTTCACATTTTCATATTTTTGTAACTGAACAAAATCTTTATCACTTGATAATATTAAAACGGGTTCTTGTTCAACAAATAATTCTTCAATAGAAGTAACAGATTCATTATTCTTCTCTTGCCACAATTTTTTCGTTTTTTGTTCTCGATCCATTACAATAGTGGCAATAATGTCGTCTGCCTCTGCTTTATCTATATATACAACCTTATAAGGAAAGTTTTCACTTAGCTCTTCTCGTATTTTATGTAATATTCTATACAATTCAATCCAATCAAAATCGGATTTATCTCTTGTTGTTTTTCTTTGAGCCTTATAATATTTGAATGCTTCTTTTCGCCAATTACTTGATGCATCACAACAAACTACCAGTTTACCAAATTCATCACTAAACTTGTGATGATACATTCTTATAGTATTTAAAACCGCATGTCTGACAGAATCTTCAGACATTGATTTTTTATTCATCATCACATTTGCAATAACGATTTGCGAATAATCAAGTAATATCATTTTACAATTTTAAGAAGTATAGTTTCATTATTAATACGACCAGTTAAGTCTTTTTCTTTAGAATTAATAGACTCATATTGTCTTTTAATCGCAAGTTTACCACCTGAAAGCATTTTTGTTAATACTTCTTCTGGCTTTCTTACTTTTTTACATTTAGAAAGTATTAAATCAAATCCTCGAAGAGTGCTTCCTTTTACAGATAGTCCCGCGGGCCCCTCTGCTTTATATACGCCAAGTTTACGATACTTTGAATTAAACACATACAATTGATCAGCACCGATAATCTCAGATGGGTTAATTGATGCTATTTTATATTCATCATCTTGTTTTTTATAATTCAACTTGGCAATTTGTTTAGTAACTGAAACTGGTTTTTTCTTTCGTGGGACTCTCTGTTTGTTAGAATTGGCAGAATATCGTTCACAGTCATCAATAATTGTCTGAATAAAATTACCATATTTAACAAGTTGCTTCTTCGTCATATGAGCATAAGATTCAGCTATGTCTTCATCTGTTGATATTAATTCTATTTCTGTTAAATAAGGATGAAATTCATTTGCTACTTTTTTAGCAATTAGTCCTTTAATTTCTTTACTAACTAACCAATCATATGTGCTTATAGTTGACTCATAATTATTATCAATGAAGTCATCTATGGTACCTTCTAGTTCAGTAGCATAGTGAACTACTTGTTCTCTTATATGATCTTGTATAGATGGTTTATTATCTCCATTAGTTTCTTTTTCTTCAACTTTTTTCTGAACAACAACAGAACCATTTCGCTTACAAAATTCAATATAAGATTTAATTGTTTCCAAATATTTTTCTGGAAGAGTTTCAAATCCTCTCAATACCATTCTTCCAAGAAATCCAGCAGTTCTTAAATTAATAATTGTTGGTCCTTCAACAAAAACACCAGACTTCCCCCAGGAAGAAAGTTTTACATGTTGAGTATCTTCTTTACCATATCCAGCATATTTCATATAATCAAGTAACCAACGTTTAGCTTGGTCTGCTTCACAAAAATGTGAATACCAATTCAATCCAGTCGCAATATCAATCCACTTAGATGTTTCATCAAAGAATGGTTCGGTTCCCATTCTTTGTTCATCGAATGATCTACCTGAACCAATAATTTGTTTAGGCTTTTTTATCAATGATGATTTCTTTGTTTTTAGCTTCCTCATGGTCTAGTTCGTATATTAGGTTATCAAGAAAATCAATCCACTGACTGATTCGTTTATCCCAACTATAATGCGTATGAGAATACTCTAATGCATTATCAAGATTTTTTTGAACATCCTTTGTCCAATATGAATCCATAACATCTTCAAGAGCATCAGCAAATCTTTCAACATGATTACTCTTATCTTCTGTATAATTATACATGTAAGCATATTCACCACATGTTTCGGGTAAGGCTCCCCAATTAGAAGTAACAACTGCACAATGAGCAGACATTGCTTCCATTGCTACTCTACAAGAAGTTTCTTGCCAAGTACATGGATATGCTAATATATGCATATTTGTCCAATGTTTTCTCAATTCATCATATGAAACTGTACTATGATTTGTTACTCTTGAATCTGATTCCAATCTTTCAAATAGAGGTTTGAATTCTTCATCATTTTGTTCCCAACCATATAGTTTATAACTAGAAAAAACATGTAAATGAAAATCAGTTCTATCAATCAAATCTAAAGCATTCACAAGAATATCAAGACCTCTTTGAGGTGTTGAAGCATATATTAACTGTAGGTCTTTTGTTTCAGTCTCTTCATGTTTAGGAATAGGATCTATAGCATTTTTAATTACAACTCCACGATCATACGGTATTTTTAATAATGTATTAAATTGTTGTTGTTGCCAATGACTAACAAAAACCAATTTATCAAACATATCTATTGAAGGAGTTGTAAGTAAAGAATGAACAGGATCTAAAGCAAGATCATGTAACCAATAAAGCCTACGTTTATCTTCTTCTATATTATGAACTCTTGAAACAACAAATTGAAATTTGTCTTTATATTCTTGAGGTAACCTGCGGAATAATTCCATTGTGACAAGTTCTGTTCCGCCCAAAGAATTTTCCGCAGGATTTCCTTCTTCATGTTGAGGAATTTTCACATCTACATTATCTATCATAATTTACTTTCTATAATCTAGCGAGAGTAATCTCGGTGGTTTTCTTTTTGTTCCTATAACGGTGTTTGTAAAAAATATGATCATCTATTCTTACATTTTTTCGATATTTATTTGCCCAATGTGGATATTTTACCATCCAATCTGCATGATAGTGTGTCGCACCATCTGTTATATCCATAAGCCGATCTTGATGATCATAAAACCATTTTGCTACTGACTGTGAGCTTTCCCAGGCCCTTCCATTACGTGGATTATCACCCATTCCATCACAATACCATGAAAATTGGCATCTATCTCTTTTTGGATGTCCTGAAGCATGATGAAGACCCTCATATATTACTTCGCAAAAGGTATTAGGAAATCGTTCTGAATGTACTCTATTTTTTGTTACAAAAGCAACTGCTAATTTTCCTGCAGTTGACTGTGTTGCCGCTTCAAAATATATATTCTTTGCCAAACATTGAACCTGATCCGTTGTTTTTTCATCAATTTGTAAATTGGAATTTAAGGTTATCGGTAAAGTTTTAGATATTGGCTGAATGATTGACGGTATTTTAGTACTTTGTTTTCCAAGAGGTGCTTGTATCGTTCCCGTCAATATTAATGATGCGACAATTACCATAAAAAAAGCATAACCCTTTTTTAACATGTAATTCTCCGTTTGTTTAA